TAGAGTTAACTATAAACATAGGTAGTCCAGAATCAGCTTGTTCTATGTTTATTGTGTTTCCATCTACACTTGTAGTTACAACTAAAGTGTCTGAGTGTAATTTTTTTAAATTAAATTGAGTGTTATTTAATACTATTGTTGAGTCTTTATATACACTTTCTCCTGTTCCTATATTAGCTACAGAGTATGTTTTTTCTAAAGAAGGTAATTTAAAAAAATTAAATTTACGATTACTATATGTAATACCATAAACAATTATGTTTGAAGGATACACAAAATCTAAAGGAACTAATCCTGAATTTTCTTCTCCAATTTCAACTTCTCTCCATATATATCTAGTGCCTTCTTCTAAACAATTTACTATAAGTTTATCATGATATGTATAGGCTAAATTATTTGATAAACCTAAATAAGCTAACGTAGCTTCATTTATTATATTTTCCTTTATGTTTAAAGGTATTTGTGTTGGTACATTTAATCCAGCAGGTATATTATTAAAATCTTGAGCCATTATAATTTTATTATTTTAAAGTTTATATCTCCGTAACTATAATTATTTTTAGATACAAACAATGTTGAATTTATAACATCGTTGTATATTATAGTAAAAGAATCGTTTACTTCTATATTTAAAATATCTTTTATTTTAAATAAATCAGTAATTAAAGTATTTGTAGCTAAAAATATAATTTTACCATAATTAGAGTAAGTTATAGTTTTACCTGTTTCAAAGTTTTCATAGCTATCAAAAGCTTTATTTATAAAATAATTTGTATCATCTATTAAATTAAAAACATCAACAGATATTGTGTTGTAATCTAATTCTTGCCAATAATATATTTTAGGAAATTTATTAAATGTATTACAGTCTTCTGATTCTGCTTGAAAGAATTTAGGTTTAGTATACTTATATTGTTCTACAAATGCATTTTTACAAATATTTTCTGTATGAAAATATACTTTTCTATACATTTCCATTAATCTTTGCTTCTCATAATGAGTGAGTTCAACACAACATCCATTTAGAAGTTTAAATATAATATTTAGTATATATAAATTAATTGAATCTAATTTTCCATTAATTTTAGCAAGATTATAAATCTTATTCAAAGAACTTATAGTTATAGCTTGATTATTAGTTTCATTAATAGTCATCTTATGTTTGTTTAAATTTACTACAACTAGAACATTCTACTGATAAGCAATTTGTACATTTCTCTAAATTACAAAGTACTTTTAGTTTTTTTAGATTATCTATAGCTTGTGAATAAAAACCCAAATCTATTGATTTTTCAATTGAGTCTATTAATAAATTTATTGTTATTAATAGATTTTTAGAAGCTAAATCATTACACGTAACACAATCATTTATATCTGATGCTAGCAATGAGTTTAACATGCATTGATAGTATGGTAAAATATTATAAGTTATTCCTAGAGCAGGAATTAAACATGTAGGGCAGTCTGTAGATGGTTGATTTGTTTCTATTTCTATAAAATAAATATCTTCAAATTTTAATAATCCAATTTCAGTAGCATTTAATATAAATACTTCTTTATTATTTATTTGCTCTAATTTATAACCTAAATTTGTCGACAAAGTATAATCCTTAAACGAAAACATATCCCATAATAAAATAGACGTAATTGTATATCCCAAACCTGTTTCAACATCAATAGCTAAATCAGATCCATTATTTATTATTTCAAAATTATTTATTAATATTGACATATTTTTTGTGTAAAAAAAAAGGAGTAAGTTTTTAGCTCACTCCTTTTTGGGTTAATTTTATTATTATACAACTGCTAAATTTGCAGGTACCGTTGCGTTTGTACCAACAGCTGTTCTAATGCTGGTTAATATAGTATTAGTAGCTGCATTGTTAGCTACAACATCAGTTACTTTATTTACTAAAATAGTAAGCACTTTGTATTGTCTTTCTACTGAAGTCTCTTTTCTTTGTCCATAATACACAATATTAATTGTGTTATAAACTCCGGCTGGATCAGCATAATATGGAGTAGAGAAATCAGCAGGATATCCTGTTTGTCTATATACTTCATATTTATATCCTTTAACAAACCATTCAAAATTAGCTGCATATTTAGCAGTTCCACTTCCAGGATTAGCAGTAGTAACTACAGTTGCTGTAAGTAATCCTAAGTTTTGTTGTGGCTGAGTAAGATCTTGAACATTTTGAATAACTTTTGCAAGAACATCAAATTCAATTAATCTTCCTTCAATTTTACCTGGAACGTATTTTTGAGCTTTACCAGTAATAGTAAACCCTAATGGAGAAGCATCTGTAGTAGTTACGAATTCAAAATCACCTCTTTTTAAAAGATTTTTTCTTAACGAAGCTAAAACACCATCCCTAATAGTAGTAGCAGTAATTCCTGTTATATTAGCTCCAGTAACAAAGTATCCTGAGATTACTGCAAAATTTTCAGGAGAAAGTGATCCTCCGTCATTATATAATCTAATTTCAGCAACATAAGTGTGATTAGCTAAAACATTTCCAGTGAATCCAGCAACAGCTACTGATCTTTGAGTTTCAGCAGCATATGTTTTCAATGTTACTTTCTCCACATATTTAGGATTAATTACATCTGAAAACTCGTAATTAAGTCCTTTTCCTGCGTCTCCTGCAGTTTTTTGTAATACTTTAAATGGAATATTAACTGCCGCAGCTGTTCCATCTTCAGACAATACTTTTAATGATTTATCAGCAGAAGTAGAAACAAAAGTTTGAATTGTTGTTTCTGTTGCAGCAGTATTACCAATTATTAGTTCACCTACTTGATTTGGTCCGTACATAATTTATTTTAATTTTTAATTTTAATTTATTCATTTCTTTGATCTATCTGAATCTTACTTTCTAATCCAGATGGTTTGTAATCACGAAGAGCTAATTCTACAGCTCTATCTAATATTTCATGATGTATTTCTTTATTTAACTCACAATCTAAAACATTAGTATAACCATTTATAGATAAGTTATCGTCTGGATAGAATAGATTTAAATCTGTTATTATTATAGGTTTTGGATATTTTATATATCTTAACTTGTATGTAATATCGAATTCAGAAATTATTTCAACAACATTTTTAGAATCTATTTTAGATAAGTCTAATCTCCAAGAAATATATTTATTTGGTCTCTTAAAAGGATTAAATATTTGTTTAGAAAATTCGTCATGAGTAATAGGTTTAACACTAGATACTCTTCCGTTATCACAACCTTTATTTAAGATTTCAACATTTTCATTAATTATTAAAAAAACATCATCAGGTATATTAAAGAATTTTGAATTCTTATGAATAGCTTTTGAGCTAGTAAAATAACTATTGTTTGTATAACTTGTTATTAATTCTTTTAAATCTACTCTTCTTTTTTCAGAACTCTCAAAACCTTCTTTGTATTTATTTCCTTTTTCGGTATAGTAATCTTTTACTAATTCTAATTGAGCTTTTGTTAAATAAACACTTAATTCATAATCATCTATATTGGGAGCTGAATTTGTAGCTATACTATTATATGATATTTGAAATTCGTTTTTAAATTCTTGTAGAGTCATGTTTATTTTTTGTTACTAGAAATTTTAGCTTCTATTAAAGACCTAACATCTTGATGTTTTACATTATCTAAATAAGTAATAGCATTTTCAAAAGTTGCTATTTGACCATTTTCACATAAATCTAATCCATCAGAAGTAGAATATTTATTACCTCTTTTTAATACAATTCCTTTTTCAATTCCTGTATTAATTAATAATTTAGTTTCTAAAGACTTATCCTTAATTAAAGTTAAGAAAGATTCTGGTTTTGAGTCTAAAAATTCAGCTACTTTTGTTTGTAGCCATTTTAAAGAAGTTTCTTTAGATATTGGTTGATTAGTAAGTAAACTCAATATTCCGATTAATTTATCTTTATCTTCATCTATTTTACCATAAAGTTTAAATGCTTCAAGTTTACTATCTAAAGTAACTTTTCTTTCACTCATTTCTTCATCTCCTGATACAATAACAAATTGATATGTTTGTTTTAAATTTCTATCTGCCCAACTTGGAGCAATATCATCTTTTAAAACAGATAAAATCTTATATGAAATATAATCCATTGCGTTACTAAGATCTAATCTATTATCGTCTTTAAATAATGATACGTAATGTGTTTTCCAAAAATCTTTATATACAGATAATTCTAGTCCAGTCTCTTTTTCAAGATATTCTTTTTCTTCTTTATTTAATACATTAGCTAATCCTCCGTTTTTCATTAAAGGTGTTGTGAATTTTTTTACAGATCCACTCAACATTCCTCCTGAAATAACATGATCTTCACTAACGTTTGAAGACATTCCTTTTTTTCTTTTAATATATTTTACAGTTACAACCTTGTTTGGCAACGTAAATGTATTTTCTAATACTTCTCCCATTGTATTTTTCTTCTTATTAGTTTTTTAAAAAAGGAGTGTATTTAGAGCACACTCCTTAAAGCTCATATAAATATTCTTTTATTAAACTTAGTCTAGTAAAGCTGGTTTAAAAGTCATAGTACGAGATGGATCTTTAACCATTGCTCCTGTACCACACATTGCTGTCATAGTAGCACTATCTTCCATTAATTGCATAATACCACCTCTACGTCCAGAAAACGGATCACGAATACCTGCCATATAACCTCTTAATTCATCATCACCACGCACTTTAATTTTTTGGATATTTGGCTCTTCCATAGATCCGATATATAAAATATCATATCTGTAAGATTCAGCTACACCACCATCTGGATGAAGAATTTTGTTACGAACTTTATCGTCATACATTGGATCAACTTCCAACATAATATGAATGTTATTAGGGGCTGTCCATTCTGTGAATTGGAAACCTCCTTTAAAAGCATTCTCATTAAATTTAGAAGTTACTTTATTAATTGCGTTTTGGTTAGTGTTATCAAACATTGATTTCCAACCAGAAGCAGCGGCTGTTGCAGCTCTATTAAATTGAGCTGCTCCTCTTTCTCCTGTACGTAACATAAATTTACGCTCAGTCCAATCTAATTTACCTTCAGATAATTCAGAAAGAGCATCTTCTAAAAGACGCATAGAGAAAATGTTATATGTAATAGTATTTGAAACCTCCATTTGTTCACGAATTCCTGAACCAGCTTTAATTTCAATGTTAGCATTACCTTTATTTAAGAATCTACCATTTTCATCACGGTTTGTTTTACCAAACATGATTGTACGTGATTTAATACGTGAAAATGCTTTTTCAAATTGCCAGTAAACTTCTTGCATCCAAGTAGTAGACTTATGTACTTTACCTGTATTTGGATCTCTTGTTTCAATACCTGCAAAATAAACAGGCTCTACTTTACAGTCGATCATTGCTCCAGAAACTTTATGCTCCATACGTAATGTTGAAACTGAGTTTCTCATTAAATAAGGAGAAGTAAACTGAATACCAGCACCTTGAATAGAAAGCTCATCTTCAGAGTATGCAGATTCAATACTAAATCTATTTCCTCCTACAAGTTCATCTCCAGGAATACCTTGTAGTGATTCTTGACCACCCCAAACTTCGCAATCATAAACGTATAAACCACCTTCTTCATAAGGCTCTTCTAATACTCTAATTTGGTATACATCTGGTCTAGGACCTGCAATAATATGCATTTTTGTAAACCATTTTTCTCCAAATACTAATTGGAATTTCGTTCTAGCAATACCTACTCCTACAGTTCCAGAAGTAACTACTGAACCTTGAAATCTTGCTTCAACTAATGGTATATTTCTTTCATCACTACCAACTACTTTCCAAACGAAATCATCAGCGGTATTTAGAATTTTTTCAGGAAATAAAGATAATGTTGTATCTAAATTTTTCATACCCGAATTCTGTAACAATACTGTTGTCAACGGAGAAACTAATTGTGGTTGAGAACCAAAAATAGCACCAATGTGATTTTTTAATGTTAATCCTGACCAGGCTTTACCTTTAGTCATTACAAACTTACCTAAACTCATTTACTTTAATTTTAATTGTTTTTATTATTATTTTTCATTATAATACTAATTCAGAACCATATCCACTTGAGTAACTATCTGGGTCTTGTAAGAATCCAGGAGTTCCATTATCTTCGAATCTAGTTTTTCTTAATGTTGTTTCTAATTTTTTTACAGCTTTAGAATTAACTGTTTTAGATATATTATCTAAATCCTTAAATCCGTTAGTTAATTCGTATAAATAATACATTTTAACATCAAATTCAATTGGATTTAAATTACGATCTTTAATAAATTTGTTCTCTAATTCTCCCGTTGTTGGATTTTTAGATATAATCTCAGTCATACTTCGATATACCTTCTCTTGTAACATTTTTGTATTAGGAATTCCTTTAATGATTTCAGAGCTGTTAAAAACTTGTTTTTTAACATTTTCTTCAATTTGACGTTGTTCGTCTTGTTGTAAAATATATTGTTTTTGAGCATCTAATTTAACTTGTTCTTCTTGTCTTAAATTAAATTCTTTTAAACTATCAACAGACTCTAACGCTTCTTCAATTATTACGTCTTCACCTAAATCAATTGCCTTACGTAATTGTTTGCGAGCTCTATCTTCAGATAGTCCTTGATTTATATAATCTCTTAAAATTATATCTTTTGCAACCTCTAAATTACTTTTTAAATAATCTTCGTTAATATTATCTAATGATAAACTATCTTTACGATGAGTTGCAATTTTCTCTAAATCTAATGTTTCTAAATAAGCATTTGCTTTTAAATTAGATTGAATTTCTAATTCTTGTTTAAATGCATTTACGAAATCCTCAGAAGTTTTTATATCTTCAGAAGATTTTAGTGAAGGTAATATTCCTTGTTCAAATAGAACTGCTGAAATGGAAGAATACAATTTGGGAGAAGATTCATCATCGGAATCATCACCTTCACTATCTTCATCACCATCTACTCCCTCTTGAGAATCTTCATCCTCATCAATAGTGTCTTTATTAATATCTTTATCTATGTCATCGTCTTCTACAATGTCATTTGTATTTTCATCATCGTTTGGTATATCAAAATTTAGTTCTTGATTAGAACCAAATAATGACATAAAATCTTCATTTTCATTTTCCATAATTCTCCCTTGTTTTATAAAGCTGCAAATATACAATAAATACACGCTCAATCCAAATAAAAAGATTGATTTTTACTTAAATTGAACGTATACTAATAGCTATTTACTTGATTTTCTTATTTTCATTTTTTCAATTTTATGTGATTCTTTTTCAAGTTCTACATTTTCTTTATGTTTCATCATGTCATTTTCTAAAGATTTAATTTTAACTAAATAATTATCTCTTTTATCTTGTAGTGATAAGTTAAATTTTTCACGTTCTAAAGGATCTTCAATTCCATCACCATTTAGATCTGTAGTTTTAAAGCCCTCAAGAGATAGTGATGCTATTTCGTATTTAGTCTCATTATCTCTTCGATTCATTAAGTCTTTTAGTTTTAATTCTTTTTCTTTAAACTCTTCTTCTTTAATTAACCTAGCTTGATTATCTTTAGATTGTTGTTGTTGTCCTTCAGAAGCTCTTTGATGAACTTCTTCTTCAGCTTCTTCTAATCTTCTTCTCATATCTGATAATGATGGACTAAAATATATATCCATTATAGTAGACATATTTCCTCCATTTTGTAAAAACGCCTGAGCATTTTGTTTTATCATTTGCTCTAACTCTTGTGTTTTAGAACTTGAAGTTATTACTAATCCGTAATCTGGTTCGCAAAATTCTTCAGATTCAATGTTTAATGTTTGTATAGATTGATCATCTAATATATATTGAACTTTTTTATTATTACCTTTCAATGCAATTTTAGCTGTCTCAAGAAAACATTCTAAAACTCTGATTTTACATTGTTCATGTAACATAAACCAATATTCTGTAATATGACTAGATTGATTTACAGCTCTTTCTACTCCTCCAACAGTTTCTCTATTTGATACTTGACCTTCACGTTGAGAAGATATTCCAGCAATTTCACCCATTTCTGCTTTAATGAATTCAAGTAATTGAATGTGTTGTTGGATATAAGAACCTGTTTCCATATCCATAACCCTTCCTCCTTGAGTATTCATTGCTCCAGCAAGTTTTCCAGTCGCTGCTCCTTGATTACCTTCTTTAAATGAATCTATTACAGCAATTTTATTTACTACTGCAAAATGCAACCACTTTTCCATTTCCCAGTTTTCTGGAACTTTAGCTACATCTACTTCTAATATTTTACCGTAGTTAGTAGATATTGCTTTATTTAATCTATCCCAAATTACATCGTACATATATTGATAGTTTTTACATCTATCTAATAATGAAACTGCTTTTGATTGATTAGTATTATAGATTTGACCAATAATACCTGGATTACAAAAAGAAGGATTGTGTATTTTATTATATTGAATTTTACGTGGTCTAATATTCAAATAAACATCTTTACCTATTTTAACTCCTTCCCACCATTCATTTACCCACATTATTTTAACTTCTTCACCAAGGTCTTTATTTTGGATGTATTCTTCAGACATTGCTTTATATTGCTCTTGTCCTAATTCATCGTAATATTTTACTTGTTTAAGCTGTTTTATTGATTTCCAAAATACCTTTAATACTCTAATGTTACCTGTATCATCTGTATAATTGGATCCAAAGAAATGACCGTTTAATTCAGCTAAATTAAAAATAGTATCATACATTCCTTCTACTCCAGTATTAAGTGCGTCTCTAAGTAATACATGATTATTTTGATCATCTGAATAAGATCCTTTAGAAGAAGTTTGACTATAATTTAAAATATAATCTATATCCTCTTCTTTTAATTCATCATAATATGTATCTATAATTCTATGAGGACTCCAATGGTCTTGTATGATAATTATAGAAGAATCTTCAATTCTATCTGAATTTCCAGATCTAACAGAGTGTACTTTTAATGGATTTAATTTAATTAAAACAGGTTCGTCGTGTATTATATCACATTGATAAATTTCTTCTGCAAAAATTAAAGCTTCTTTAAATCCTTTATTAAATGTTAAATCAAAACGTTGTTCTTGTGAATAATGTTTTAATATTTGATTAGCTGTTCTTTCACGAATATCTTGCCAACTATATTTCATATGTTTAGCAAGTTCATCCATTTTAGATTTTAGTTCTTCTTCTTGATAATTAGCTTGCAAAAATTCAGTTAGTTTTTGTTGCAAAAAGCCTTTTTTATCTTCTTCTTTTTTACTAATAGCATCAGGATTAGTTACTATAACTGACCAATCAAACCTACGTTTAATTTCTTCTCCAACTAACAAATCAATTTTTGGAACTAATATCGGATGATGAGGTAAATTATCTGGTACAAATGAAGCGTCAATTTGATGAGGATTAACTACGTTAGTTAAATCTCTAATATCTACGATACCATTATATAGATTAAGATTTATTATTTTGTTTTGAAGACTTTTTCTAACTCTTTCGTTATTATAAAAAGAATGTCTATCTGCGTAATCAACGCAATTAGTTCTCCATTCTTTATTTTTTTGTGAATAAGGTAGTCTTTGTCTTGGTAGTGTGATGCTGTTTATTCTAGGTGTAGACATATATGTATATAATTTATTTATTCTAAATAACTTGTAAATATAGTGAATTTAATTACTAATTCCAAATTAATACTAATTTAATTTTAAAAATTACTTAGTTAGTAATAGCTTTTAACTATAAAAATTTCCTTTTAGTTTAGATTTATTCCAATTTTTGTCAAAGAAATTATCACTTGCTGCATTTTTAATTTTATTATCTTGATTAATTTTCATAGAAGTTGTTCTTTTAACTCTATCTTCCCTAAGTAAAAATAACATTCCAGCCGCAGAAACTCTATCAAAGTTACCGTCACTATTCCATGCAACACATTCTTCTAAATAAGGTATACTTCTAATATGATGTAGTTTCAAACTAGTATCATCTTCAGATTCTTCATTATATCTAGTTAACATGTATTGTGCTTGTAATAATCTGCCCCATTTATTTATCTCCTTATTCGCATGGGTTCCTTTAGCTTTATTTCCATATAAATTAGTTGCTTTAACCATATCCATGTCTCTAAGTATTTGAGGTACATCACATAAATAATGTAGACAATTTCTAGAATCAAAGTAACTAAATAACCCTTTTAAGTTAGATTCGTAATTAGCTTCTCCATTATAAAATTTAATAGTTCTTAATGCTATTTCATAAGCATCGTTAGCAAGTCTTGGTCTTCCGGTATATTCACAAACAATTCTGTCAGTGAAAGTATCTAACCCAATTATACTAAATAGAGATGTACCTGTGTCTGCATCAATAGGGTCAATTCCGAATATATATCTACCTCTAACTATTTCTCCATTAGCATTTTTCTTAGGCATTTCAAATATTTCAAGACAACCAGTTCTATCTGTATCAGAACTATCATAAGCTCGTAATGGATATTTATCACTAGTTGGCTTCCATTCAATATCACCGTTGTGATTATTTATTAATTCTCCAATATAATGTTCAGCTAAAAAAGATTCTTTTTTAGGACCAATACTTTCAAGATAATCTTTTATATCAGCAACAGGAAATACTGTTCCTTCTGTACGCATAATCGCTTCTTGTGGAGTAATAGGTTCTTCTGCTTTCTTTTGCGTAATAGCTCTAGCATCAGATGAGTTGTATTTAACTTCATGTCTATCTAATAATATTTCTATTAAAGATTTAATAACATCTGGTTCACCACATTCTTCATTATAACATTCATTACGATTTAAATATGCTCCCCAAAAGAAACCACATTCATTTTCTCCATTAGATCCTTTGTCGAATACATTAGGTATTCCTAATATGTTATAAGCCGCTGGTTTGTAAAATAATTTCTCAGAACCTGCAAATGAAGCTCCTTCAACACCTCCTGTACCTCCAGCAAGCATAAATCCAAATGATACTCCACCGTCTTCAACAGCTTTTCTATTTACATTCCATGCTTTTTCAAGATTAGGAAACAAACCGTCTTCTTCATAGTGAATTAAAGGTCCGCGAATACCCCTAGCTTTATCAGGATTATCTTTTAATGATATACCAAAGACAGATGATAATAATCCTTTACGTGAACCATATTCATCTTTATATCCTAATTGGATATTCATTTCTTTAGTTGCATCAATTGTACGCATACGAGGTAACGGAGTATGTTCTGCAATCCAGTCAAGAGTATCCAATACCTTACCCCATATTCCTTTATCTCCAGATAAAAATCCTTTATCAGATGCTAAATGAAAATTAGGATTTCCAGATCCAGGAAATACATACATGTTACGAGGTGATTCAGATGCATTTTTAAAACTAAATCCGATACCCCTTGTTTTAAGAACTTTACCATGTTTACCTAGTCGTTTAGCTCTTGCTGTATAATGAAAATATAAATAATCACCTAACCAAGGTTTAGCAAATTTCTTTACGCGTTCCCCCTGACTACGTTCTCCTTTACCACTTGTTGCAATTGTTTGGACTAACCATATAGGACTATAATTCCAATAGAAATACAATTCTCCTGGAATCCATTCACCATCAGATGGTCTTACTACTCCGTGTTTCCATTTGACTAATTCTGACTTCCAATGTTCAGCATATTCTGATTTAGGATTGCTATTAGGTGGTATATTTGTATATTTACCATTCTTTTCAAAGAAAATAGCAGGTTGTCTAAAATAATTCATATCCTCAAGTATGTGAGGATTGGTTATATCTACATTTATTCTATTATCATCATATAATTCAGATTTAGGTCTATCTTTAGCAAATCCTCTAATATATTCTGGAGCAATAAGATTTTTAATAAACTTAATAGTTGAAGTATATTCTATTAGATTTTCGTAAACCTCACGAGGCAATGTTTCTTTTAATTCTTCTGTTATTAAAGTTTGATATTTATTTAATTCCATGTTCTTTCATTAAGAACAACAGTATCTGTTGATAATATTGTTTTAGATATAGATACAGCATTTTCTAATGCGCACCTAGTAACTTTAAGTGGATCTATAATATTTTTATCAAACATATCGTCTTTAAAACCATCTATCAATATTATAGGCTTTAGTAAAGATAATAATATTTTTTCATTTATATCATTATGATTTATTTTATGTAAAGTATCTTTTAAATTTATAGGTGATTTAGATAAAATTTTATAAACTTTATATAAAGCAACACCACCGCCTTCAACAATTCCTTCTTCTAAAGCACAAGCTACTGCAAACACAGCATCATCATATCTATCTTTACGTTCTTTCATTTCTATTTCAGAACCACCACCTACTTTAATAATAGAAGCTTTAGCTGTAAGATTTTCAATACGTTTATTGATTATTTCAACATCATAATCATTTAATTCTTTATTCTTAGATAATGTTGTTAAATTATTTACAATTTCATCAACATTTATTTCATCATGTTTTATAAGTAGACTATTGTTTTTAGTAATAGTACATGATTTTAACTTACCTAAACATGATTGTGAATATTGTTTTCCTGGTTGAACATTAATTATTTCTGCCCCAGTAAAATCAGATAAATCTCTAATAAAATCTTTTCTTATTGGTCCAAAACCAGGTGTTTTAATTACACATAGTTTAATATTACCACTAAGTACATTAGATTCTAATTTACGTAATTCTTTCTCAGAAATATATTCAGTTATAATCAATAATGATTCATCATTAGCTGATACTTTTTCAAGTATTGTTTTAAAAGACATCAAGTCTTCAAGTTTACCATCTAATAATAATACATTAGGGTTATCTAATTCACAATGTTCTTTAGGTGTATTGGTAAATCGTTTAGACATATAAGAAACATCTAATTGCATTCCATCTACTGTTTCAAGCTCATCTTCTAAATTATTAGATTCTTCTACTTTTACTATATTAGAAAAGTTATAAGCTTGTTGAATAATATCACCAATCTGTAAATCGTTATTAGCAGATATACCTGCAACATATTTAATATCTTCACGTTTTAATTCCTTTGAATTAAGTTTTAATTGTTCAATTACTTTTGGTATGATTTCATCAAAGGCTTTATTTATTTCATTTGAATCAAAGTCTTTTAAATTTTGTATAAAAGCATTAGCTAACACAATAGCAGTAGTTGTACCATCTCCAGCTTGTTTAAGCTGTAATTCACACACTTCTTTTACTAATTGTGCACCAATATTTTCTACAACATTTTTAAAATAAATCTTTCTAGCTATAGATACACCATCTTTAGTTACTTTATATTGAAAATCTTTTTTAGCTTCATCATCAGGTATAATGACTGTTCTACCATTTGGTCCAAGAGTTGGGACTACAGCATCATGTAATTTTTGTATTCCACTAAATAATAATTCCTTAGCTTCATCTTTATAATATATTTCTTTCATAGTTTATTATAATATTTATTCAAATGTCAATCCTTCTTCAAACATCCCGAATGAACGACTTCCTTTTGTTTTACCATCCATATCTTTTTGTTCTAACAACACTTCTTTATACGCGGCTTTTAAATCTTTCATAATAATAGGTACTGATTTCAATGAACCTGTTATAGTAGCTAATGTATTTACAACACTACCGTTAGCAGTTCTTTCTTTAAGTAATACATCTGTACTTTCTAAGTATTTAGATATATCATCAGCTGCTTTTAAAGATGATTTATACAACTTCGCAATAGGACTTAATGACATTGAGTTATAATAATTTATTGCATCTTGTATTACATTATCAATTTTCCAGTCTGTAGGTAAACCAATATCTTTTATGATTTCTCTACATCGTTCTTTATCACCTACAATATATACATAATCAGAACGAACATCTACATAGTAATAAATAAACAACATTTCTTTAAATGCTGTCTCTTTAGTTCTGTTTTTATCTCTTTTAAGAATAGTCTTAAAATAAGTAATTCCCCAAGCCTCATCAGTGACGCTTAGGGTAAACTCTTTCATTTCAAATAATTTCATTCTAATTTTCTAAAATTACCCAATCCTCAGATAAAATATCTGATTGAGAAGCTAACCAACCAGGTTGCATTTCTTGTGCAGCGGTAAACATTGTGATACTTACATTAAATACAACGTCTTTATCTAAAGTCACCAAATGCTCTTTCACACTTTCCGGAAGCGATTTGAAGTTTGGTATAAAGTCTTTTGAAACTGTATTTCCTATTTGCATAAATAAATACATCTTTTTACCATTCCAACCTTCTCTGGCTACTTTTTTACCTTGTTTTAAAGCTTCAATAGCTTGTCCAAAATTTAAGTTATTTTCCATAATTAATCTTGTCTAAAATCTAAACATTTAATATATCGATCTTCTATAATTGCAAATGTGTTTTCACCTACTTGTATAGGATCAATTTTAACTTGCATTTGCATTTCGTAAGCATTGTTTGATTCTGATTTAACAGGAACCATCATCTTTTCAATATCTATAATTACTTTTTGACCTAATTCTATTTCTCTAACAGCAGTACCTTTAGCAAGTACATATTGTATATCTGATAACACATTATCCGATAATACTAACTGTCCATCTGCTTCTAAGTTATTTAATGTTATAATTACTTTACCAAACATTGGTTGTAATGGAAAATTTTTAATTAATTCTTGTACATTTTCTTTATTCAATGTCATTTTCTACTGTATTTAATTTAATATTCATTTTTGAAATTCTTTCTTTTATACCCTTAAACATATAATACGATATGTGTAATTTACCAATATAAGGAAGTATAAAATTTGTTTTTAATTTATCAAAGTCTTCTTTAGTCTCCGTATCTTTAATATTTAGATCATGAATTGTTTCTCTAATAAATTTATATTGTGAATTTATAATTGTATTTATAATTTCATCTTGTAAATTGTATTTTAATCCTATTCTATGAATTAATGCTTTTACTTTAGGATCATCTATCTTATTAGCTCTAATCATTATCTATAATATTGAAATTAAATATAACTTTAAAATTATTAGAATCTTTAGTTAAATCTGGAATAAAGAATGGAGATATTTTACCATCTATAATAATATTCTTTTTCCTTAATATTGTTAAGATGTTTTGTAATCCTGTTAATCCTTTTTCTCCAAATATTGGATCTTCAGTAATCTTCATTTTAGTGTCGTAATCAAATACTATTTTCCAAAGTATTTTATCATTAGTTGTTTCTTTTTTATATTTATAATGATAATATAATAACAAAGCTAATACTTGTTGTTGTTGATTATTTAACTTATGAAAAGTCTTTGTAATATCCAACCATCTAAAAAAAAGATCCTTTAATTTAATATTAAGATTAGCTTGTTTTATATTACTCATCTTTTAATTTCATATATTTTTGATATTCATATATATTTTCAAATTCTTGTAATTCATTAATAGCTCCACATCTCATACATATAGTGTTATCTATTTCATCAGATACTACATGTAAACTTTTACAATGTTTACAAGCTACAACTGATTCATCATCATAATCTTTTAATTTATCATTCATTATTTCTTTTATTTTATTTTCTAAATCTTCTATATACTCTGTATCAAATACTGGAAATGGTGAGAGTTTATTGTAGTATTTCATATGTTTAAGAAGTTCTCGATACTTCTTTAAAACGATTTTACTTTTCATAAGTTATATTTATTTCTGCATCGAAAAAATCTTTATCTTCATTATTGTTCGTTATTTCAATTTTATAATCATAACCTTTATGTTTACTTTTAAATTTCATAATATTAGTTGTAAACTTATCTAAGTTATCTAAAAGTTCTTTAATTGGTTTATTTCGTATTAAGTATATATTATTTAATTGTGTCATAATAGTATCTAAGTGTTGTTTTATTTTTATTTTGTCCAGTTAATTGTGCCGTTAAGGTTGTTCTTTTTATATTAAAAATAATACAAATTTCTTTAATTGATGAATATATAATATTTGTTTTTAAATCTATTATTTTTTTACAACCTAGACCAAGATGTCCTTGACTTATTTTTAATCTATCCTCTAAACTCCTTTTTTTATTTAATTTAGCATTTGATAATTTTTGTTTATGTTCTATTGTAAAATTTCGTCCTTTTTGTGAAATACTCATTTTTAATTTTACTTCCTTACTTAATTTACCACTTTTATTATTAGTAGTTGTTAATCTACAATTTAATCCTTTATTTAGAACATTATAAAGATCTTGGTAATATCTTTCACGAGTATTTAATGATTTAATATCACATATTTCTAATATTTCAAATACATGATTATTAATACCATATTTATAAAAAGATCTGCTTAATTTAATTTGAGTCTTACTTTGTGATATTTTAGAATATGTTTTAAATCTTTTTTCAATATTAATAGATTGTCCAATATAAACTTTTCCTTTTGGATTTGTGATTTTATATATCCCTATACTATTTAATTCCATTTGTTTCTTTATATTTATCCCATTCTATTTTACTCATTAGGTCAGGAAATCTTTCAGGATTACATGATTCTCTAACGGATGTTTTACCTTTAAAATCACAACCACATTTAATACATTTATCTTGTTTAGCACAATCATCTTTACATATTAATCTACGATAAACTATTTGTTGTTGAATATGTAATGGTTGTAATTTAAGTTCTTCTAAAACTCTTTGCCCATTTCCTTCTAAAAAGGATTTGATATTATGTAAGGTTATTTTCTGTTTCATTTTTACTAACTGATAATTTACCAAGTACCATAAACTTTTCCATACTATCTAAATCTCTACCTAAAATAGGTTTAGTATAATCATTTATATTATCTTCTGTATATTCTATAGTTTTATCTAATTGATTATATATATCATCAATCTTACCTATAATCTGATAAAATGATTTTACATGTGCTTTAGTTTTTTTCTTTTCTGCAAGTTTAACTTGTCTTAAACCGTTTTTACTATATGTACTCATTAGTTTAATTGTTGTTTATTATTTACAAATAATCCTTTATTCTCAAAATTAACTAATTTGTTATATCGTTTTCTACTCATTACAACACAATCAATTTCCATATCAACATCTGATATATCATTATTAGGATAACCTTGTTTAGTTTTAACTAAATCTATATGTTCTCTAATTGTATCAAATAATAATGTTTGTTTAGCAAACTTTAAATTAGCTTCATTTAAAATACCATTATTAGTATTTAAGCTATGTGTTTTCTTATTATATAAAATTATATCTTCCATTTATTTTTTATTAATTTTTATTACTACCTATTCCTAATAACCATATTAAAAAAGTTGCAATGCACAACCAAATTATTTCCATAATTATTTTCTTTTAATTATTAAATCATTATCTACAACTATATTATTCTCATCTAAAAATAACTGTTCTCTTATCTTAGTATTCTTATCAGCTACATATATCTGAGCAGTTAATTGTTGTTTATCATTTCTAAACAAACCTACATTAATATCTAATAGTCTATCTTGACTACGATGTTTATGAGTATAGTAATGTTGCA